GCCTTGCTGTTCTAACATCTGCGTTTGTAGGTGTTCGAAGAGCACAACAACAGGAACAAACCAAAGCATCTCAGGATTTATCCGCTAGACAACAAGGTCCATCAGACAGAATTAAGGAAGAGGGAACATACAATACAGAAACCGAAACTGCTATCAAAGATGGTACAATGAAAGAGTACACATATACTTCATTGGAAACTGGAAATGAGGTTACTGTTCCACTAACAAACGATGAAGCTTCAAAATTAATACAAGATTATAAAAGTTTAAATGATGATTTATCCCCAGAAGATGAAGATAATCTAAAAAAAGATATACGCGATATTACAATTAAAGGATTAAAACGACACAAAACTCCGGATGATGGTGAAATTTCACTTTTGGAAAATCCTACTGCTTCGACGGCAGTTAGGGTTGCCAGAGAAGCAGGAGCTAATATCGTAGAAGGTGTTCAGGAGATTATTTCTTTTGCGTCGGATTTGGGTCTTGATCCTACGGCATTACAACAACAATTGGATAATGTTTTGCGTTATTTGCGTCCTGAGAGAGAGGAAGATCCTGCACGAATGGAAAATCAGGAAGAGAGAGATATAGTTAGGGACTATATGAGAATGTTGGGTCTTGATGTTGACAGACCATCAGGACCACCTACTGTTACACCCGCAATACCAGAACAGACACCACCAGCTCCATCCCCGGTCGAAACTACAAGTGAACAAGTTGAAGTTGAAGATACTACTAACATTGAAAAAATTAAAAAAATATGGAATGAAAGAGAAAAACTTACAAATATAGTCACCCCGGAAAAATCAAAAGAAGAATTGATTGACCGTATGATGGCAGAAGAACGACGATCTGGTCGCCAAAATATAATGGAAAATTTTTACAAAAGTTTAAAAACGGATGTTGAGAATATAAAAAAAATAAAAGGTATTAAAACCTCAACACCAGTTACTAATCCTCCAATGATGGAAGAAGAGGAGGAAGAGGAAGATAAATTAGAACTTGTTCAAAAAGAACCAAAAACAAACAAATATGAAATACCGAAAATGATTTCGGAAGATGATGTGCCAAATAATAATTCAACACCAGCAGTTTTGAATAATACACAAAATAATAATATTGGTGGTAAATCCAAATTTATGGACACCAATTCGACTATAGCCCGAAATGATAATGAATCTATTTTGGAGACATTGATGAGAACTATTGTACCTGTGTAAAAAGAAACCCGGCCGAAGCCGGGTTTTTCGAAGTTTACAGGAGATTAATCCTCTTCAGCCAATCTGGAGAAATAAGCCATATCGTCATCGTCTTCATTGGTTGAAGTGTCCTGCCACGGTGCGTCTTCCGCAGGAGGACGAGTCTTTGGTGCAGACTCCTTAATCTGTTCTACGGTAGTCTTAGGACGAACATCTCCAGCTAGACCAAGAACACGGTCAAGACGATTCTTCAGGTCATCATATGCCTTAAATTCCTTATCAGAAATAAGTTCCTGTAGAGAATGTTCTGACTTCCAAATCTTCTCCAATTCACTATCGTCATTCAAAAGTGGTGAAGAAGAACCGAATTCAGAGGAATCATAATTCTGATAACCGGCCACCTTACGAATCTTCAACTTGAAATCAGCACCAGACCACATATCAAATGGATTGATAGGAGTTTCATCCGCAAAAGCAGGATTCATTGCTTCAGTAATCTTATCAAAGATTTTCTTACCGAACTTGAACAGTTTCACCTGACCTTCATTCTCAGGATGCTTTGGATCAGAAACGATATAAATGTTCGCAATGTAATTCAGCTTACGCTTTTGCTTACGAACGATGTCCTTATTGGCTTCAATACCAGAATTCCACAAAGTAGAATTGTGTTCACATACAGGACATTGTTGGTTCTTGGTAGTAAGACAGTTATCAATTAACCAACCACCAGGACCTTGGAAACCGTGTGAGAAAATCTTAACCCAAGGTAGAGCATCATCACCATCAACAGCTGGTGCAGGAAGGAAACGAATGGTAGCAATACCATTTCCGGCCTTGTCAACCTCTGGTTTCCAGAAATTGTTTGTATTGTCTGAACCACCTTCAGACGTATTCAGTTGTTCCAGTGCCTTGGCTAACTTATCAAGGTTACCAGACTGACGCTTTAGATTTGCAAAACTAGACATTATTTACCTCTTATATAACGGTATATTACGGATTATCCACATTAGACATAATAAAAACTAAGTATAACATAATATATTACATTTGTCAAGTTATTATTTAGATATACATTTGGAGTATAGCAATCGTAGTATCCCAATCCTTATGAAAGATTGCAATACCACCAGCATCCTGCCAATCAGTGATATTTTTTTCAGTATCATCAATCAAAATCTTATCTGGTGCAGCATAATCTTTCTTATGTCTTTTACCAGGAACAAAAATTGGGTTAAAAGTAATACCGTGAGTTTGCAACCAAATCATTTTCTGTTTTGAGATTGCATCATAATATTCTTCATTGGCAGTTGAAGAAAGAATGTGAGTAGGTACTTGTGCCTTTCTCAGAAACTCAAGACCCTTTTGAGCATCAGTCATCAAATCAAGAGTGACAAAATTATTTTTAGCAATGAATTCGTGAAATAGTGGTTTAAATTTATCATATTTCTCTGCCTCACGGGGTTCCATATTATAAATTTCTCTATATCTCTTTACAAAGTCAGCTATCACACCATCCATATCAAGATAAATGCAACTAATTTGTGGTTTTCTCATCTATTTTCTCTTTTAGAATGTTTTTAAACTTTACCTTGTCATACTTGATAAATGGTAGATACTTCTCACACTTCCTTTTCCAACTTGGCCAGATAATATCATCATCAATCTTTTCATTCCACATAGTAAAGAACTTCATAATATCATTTAGAATACATAGAGTTTCTACACAAATACTACCTTGCATTGTATAAGTCAATAACCTAGGATAGTTACCTGACTGTACAGATAATAGTTTACCTGGACTGTCTACCTCATCGAATAGAAAATCAATATCATTTTGATAGGTGTATGATAAACTCTCTTTGCGTTTCTTCCACTTTTTATAGTTGGATTCACCTTCTTCACCTAGAATATCACCTATCCATTTAAACTCAGTTTCAATAAAATTGGCCACATAGAACTCTTTAAGTTCTTCAAGAGAGTATCTTCTAACCAATTTATGGAACTGATATTTATCTTTTCGTCTTAAAAAAGATTCCTTGCTTACATTCGTGCGGCCATTATACTTAAAGTAATCATAACTACCAGAAGTAAAATGTAGGTGGATGGCGTTATAGATAGCAAATGCACTGAACCCTTCTCCTTCAATCATAGTGGAAGTGATGATGTCTTCTTCAGAAGATTGTCATTAATGGATTCCTCTCTAATCTTCTCTTTTAGACCTTTAGAGATAAGAGTGGATGCTACTTCAGGTTCCAGACCTGTTTCATTACAATGATGTAATATAGCTTCCAACCGGTTTAATCCGAGTTCTGAAGCCATAGTATCAATAAGTGCGGAGAACTTTTGTATTTCTTCGGAGTTTGGTTTAGGTGGCATATTCTGATAGTATCTCAATTAAAAATGGAATTTCGTGCTCTTTGATTGTTATTGATGATGTTTCAACTGGTGGTAAACCAGGAACAGTATGTTCCATACGCTCTCTCCTGGTTACCATCAGAGTTCCACCATTACCAATCGGAGTTACATCATATGTTATCATAATTTACCTAAATTGTCAATTGATTATTTCAAGTGATACTTTTGCAGTACCATCCATACCTATTTGTTGTTTAGCAGCATGAGATAAATCAATAATACGACCTTTTGCAAAAGGACCGCGGTCATTGATAGTAACAATAACAGACCTATTATTTTTTAAATTTGTTACCTTAACTTTTGTGCCAAATTTAATAGACCTGTGTGCAGCTGTCAAAGAGTGCATATTGTATCTTTCACCAGATGCAGTTTTCCTGCCGTGATGTGGTATACCATACCAGCTAGCGACACCAATTTGTGCCATTAAGTTTGTCGAAAACAATGTCAAAAAAATTAATGACAAAAATGCAGATTTGAGATGTTTCGAATACATCATTTTCTTTACCTCTTGATTACAGGAATCAGAGTAATAGAATACTCAGAAACCCTTGGTCTCCAGTTACGAATAGACTTTTTCGCTTTCTTATTTTTGGAGTGTTTAACGGAATGGGAGTTGTAAATTCCCCATTGAATCACTTACGCATTATATGTTTGTAGTTACCTTCTGTTGTTGATAATAGTGGTGGGTATTGAGTACCAAGGAACCCACCGAACCCCGACTAAGCAGCTAGTGCGTAGTTGTAATCGCTATCATTTGCAATTATTTTTTTTATCTTCTACGACCGGGTAAACCCAATCCTAACGGCTTCCGATACTTGCCGATTCTCCGATGTTCTTTCAATGCGCTGTCGAATCTATGTCTGGCCCATTATAAAACATACTAGTGCTAGAATCACTTATGAGAATCCGCATCGTTCTAGTTCAACGGCTCTCACTAATATGCTTTATGGTGGACCAGGCCGGTACCGCCCCGGCGTCCAACGCACCTATTTCAACATCATCAACGAATTCTTTTACTTGGTATTCGCCTTAGTGAATACTCTATCAAACTTAGCATTCAAATCAGAATGTTCACTCTTAATGGCTTCATGGTCAGAAACAATACTAGCATGCTGTGCTTCGTGAGTTTGATGTGCTGTTTCAAGAGCAGACACCCTATCTCGCAAAGAATCCACATCCTTAGTGGATGCACAACCGACCATACTAAACATAACCATTGCCAATACAATAAACTTACTCATATTATTTCTCCTATTTTATATGTTTCAACATCATCATTGATAAATTCATCAACGAATTCTTCAAGGCATTTACCACAACAAAGGTCATCTTCCATAAGTCTAGTTATTAATGTTTCTTTGTCTGTATATTCAGAATTCCGAATATCTCTACAAATACAAACAACCATCTCACTTAATTCTTTGTGTTTTCTTGCCTTTTAAACTTTTCTTAGTAATCTTCTTGTACAGTTTAGCCTCCTTTTCAGGATTCTGCTTGAAGATTGCTTCAAAGTATTTTTGAATGAGTTCTTTAACTTTCATAACAATATTATATAGTAAAATTATGGATTTGGCAAGTTCCATTTACCAATAGGACAGTCCTCATTCTTCATCTTGGTTTTGAACGCCAAAAGACATAAACACTTCTTACACTGGAAAAGAATAGGGTTTAAGTGTTCACATTTTCTACATATTTCAATTCTTTCTTTATCGTCTGTTACTCTCATATCAAATTGTTGTAATAGATAGTATCATTAGGAATACAGAAACCAAAAACAAACATCATTCTGTTTTTATTTCCTGTAATTATATCCGTTCCGTGTCGGAGTTTTGAAACCGGGTAGCAAAATAAATTACCAATGTTCATTTTATATTTTTCTTCATCAAATATAACATTACCTCCACTTTCAGGTTCCGAAACAATAACATTGCAATGTAGTGTATAGTGTTTGTTGTGCCATACAGGATCAATATGAGAGTAACAAGTATCACCAGGGAATGCACAACTAGCAACAATACCATCTTTAAATGGTGGAATCAAAAAATTTTTAAATTTAAAATGACTTATAATTGATTTCCGTGTTTCGTGAGCTATTTCTGGAAATTCAAAAAAATCTGAATTTGTATATCTGGATGTTACTCTTTTTCCTCCCATATTGGCATCTTTAAATATATTTGTATTTAAATTATTTTCAATCCAATTTGAAAGTGACGCGCAAGAATTCATATCCAAAAAATTTTCTACTATAACTACATCATTTTTATAGAAATTATTTTTTACACTCATAAAACTTAATTGCCTTTACTAATCCTTCAATATGGTCTACCGTTTTCTCAATAAAAACTAATGGTTGTTCATCTTGTACTGCCATTAGTGTAACAATTTGGTCCACTGGTGTACCAATTCGTTCTTCTAACATTAATGCATATGCTGTTTCTTGCCAAAAATAATCTTCAATGTCGTTTCTTGATTTTATTTTTTTGGATGTCTTATAATCAATAATGGAGAGAACACCATCCCAATGTGCAATTAAATCAACACGACCAGCCATATTTAACTTGTCAGAATATAGTGCCTGTTCTTGATACCATACATCAGAAATATGTTTGTCCATCAATGGTTTAACGGATTTAAACATCTCAAGAGCATCTGGCATTGAACCTGATAAGGATTCACTTCTTAGGTACTTTTCACACAATGTATGAAAATTAGTACCTCTTCCAGAAGCAAGTCTAGAGATACGGTTGGCCTCTTCATGGCCTACACGATTTCTCCATTGTTGTATAATATGAGCCTTTGATGCACCAATAACAGTAGTGACCGAAGGGTATTTGTTACCCTCCGGTGTTACATAATATCTTTTACCATCATCAAATGTCTGTGATTTCATATCCGGTATTGAAACCGGAGGACAAAAATTGAACATAATATCTATTCAGGAAATGTGTAACCAAAATAATCTAATTCAAATTTAAACATATCTTCTACCATTTTACTGGATGCATCTGTGTATAAATCTTTACATACAGCCCATTTGGGTCTGTACTGAGAGTTAAATTTAGGTAAATCATTATAGTTGAAATCAATATTCAATTTATCACAAATTCTTTTCATATCGGTTTCTAGATTTTCATATCGAATATAATCATCAACAACGAGTTTATTGTCTATTGTGAAAACATCAGAATCCGAATAGAAATCTTTTTCTTCTTTTTTATTGAATATTAAATCGGATAATTGGTATTCAAATGCGTATTTGATCGGACATCCTTCTCCAATATAAAATTTGTTTCTTTTCATAATATGAAACATCATAGACACCATTTTCTCAAATGGATTCCTAATGACACAAAATTTCAAATAGTCATCCCATATACCGGCATCAATTTTAGATTTCAATTCTAATGCCGGCATATGGTCCCAATAATAAGATTTGTCTTCGGTAAAAAATCTAGGTACTGTTATAATACCTTTTTCATCTTCAAGGTGTTCATATAATTCATATCTTTTCTCCAAATCACTATCAAAATTATATTGAAAATTTGAACAATACTTTTGTAGATAATTCTCAATTGATGTTGATCCAGTTTTTATTGTTTTAAAAAAAATGAATTTCTTTTCGTGACTAATTAACATAATATAAAAGTTTTTTACCTTATGGTGCGGATGGTGGTTCTGGAATTACTGGTGGATTTGGA